AATATTTCCGAAAGCAATGTCAGACGGATTGTGCGCAAACTCGACAGCAGGGCAATGCCATAGTATTTTGATTTTTATTGTTCATAATTATTTGATTTTGTAATGAAGCCGCAACCCGTGAGGGCAACGGCTTTTTCATTTGGAATTGTCATTTTTTTGTGCAGTCCTTTGCACCACGAATTAAGTGCCATACTCAACTTATCAAGTATTTTTGAGGCAAAGGGAAATTAGACTAATGGCCACATTAAGGATTTACAACGACATAGCGAGCGAGGATAATAAGGTATTCTACCAATGGGAGGGTACGGATGCGGTGTGCTTCAAGGACATTGCGGCATTTATCGCAGACATACCAGCCGACGACAATTCAATCGACATGGAAATCAATTGCCGTGGCGGTGAGACCGATGAGGGCTGGGCTATATACGATGCCCTGCGTTCAACGGGCAAGACAATATCGGCTACCATAGTCGGTGAATGCTCATCCATGGCGACTATCGTGCTGCTTGCCGCTAAAAAGGAACTGCGCAGCGGTGAACCGCACGCAAAACTTCTAATCCACAATCCGTATGCGATGACTTTCGGCCCGATGAGTGCCGAGGATATGGAAAACCATGCCGCCGACCTCAAGCGTGAGCGTGAGCGGTTTCTTGACGTATACGTGGAACGCACTGGAGCAGACCGCACGGAGCTTGCGGCAATAATGGAGCAAGACAGATATATGGAGATGGAAGAGGCCCAGCGGCTCGGCTTCGTCACCACAATCCTAAAGCCAAAATCGGCATCAACAATTAATAAACATAGGGAAATTATGAAACCAACAGTTAAGGAAGCATTTCGGATGCTGTCCGTTGCGCTTGGCATGACCAGCTACGCAATGGAATTGCAGACCGAGAACGGCGACAAGCTGAATGTCGAGCGTGAGAGCGGAGAACCGCAGGTGGGCGACAAGGCCACACCCGACGGCGAGTTTGTCATGCCCGACGGCTCGACAATCACCGTAAAAGACGGGGTCATTACTGACATCAAGCCAGCCGAGAAACCCGATGAGAAAGAACCCGACGGCAAACCAGCCGAGGGCGAACCTACAACACAGCAGCAACTCGAGGATGCGCTTGCGCAAGTCGAGGAGCTGAAAAAGAAATGCGAAGCCTTGGAAGAGGACAAGAAAAAGTGTGCCAAGACCGCCGATGAGGTCGCAATCCTCAACGCAGTGGCAATGGCGGGCGGCAAGTCTTGGCTTGAGCAGGCACGCAGCAACTATCATGTAGAACCACGTCAAAATGCGGCATCGTCTGTCAAGGCAGAGCCTAAGAAGCAGACCATCCGTGAATATTTGGCAGCTAAAAAGACTAAATGAACATGGCAACAAGTGGATTGAATTTTGAGAACTTGACCCCCGACAACGGGGCGGTCAGAGAATTATCGGCACTGATTTTCGAGAACGTAATCACCGCAGGTGCACTGAACAAAATCACCAACGTGATGGGCGGTCAGTACAACGGCGACAAAATCGGCCTAATCGGTGAGTTCGGACTTGTAGGTAAGGCAGCTGCTGGCTGCAATCCTACATACAACAAGGATGTCATCTCGACATCCGAGAAAACATGGTCATTGAACGAGTGGGGAGTTTACGAGCAGATATGCTATGATGAGCTTGAGGGCACACTTGTGAAGTACGCCATGCAAAAGGGCATCAACCGTGCTGACCTCACCTCCACACAGTATATGGCCGACATCATCATGCCGAGGATGCAGACAGCACTCGAGAAGATGCTTTTCCGCCTCGCATGGTTCGGCGACACCACCGCCGACACGACCGCTAATGCCGGTGTGCTGAAAGTCGGCACTGATAAGGCCTATTTCACCGTCACCGACGGACTTTGGAAAAGAATTTTTGCAATAACAGCCGCTGACGCTACAAGGCGCACAACCATCGCAGCTAATGCTGAAACTACAATTGCGGCCCAAAAGACAGCCATCAAGACGGCAGGCGTGGCGACTGGCATCATGGACAGCCTAATCGAGGATGCACCAGTAGTACTTCGTGGCACCACGGGCCAAGTGATATATATCACCCTCGCTCTCAAGGATGCGCTTGACGCTGACATCCGTGCTAATAACAAGGGCAGCGAATTGCAGTGGCAAGAGATTTTCGCAGGCATCAAGGAAACAACCTACAACGGCATCAACGTTGTAGTGCTTCCCATGTGGGATGAGATTATCAAGACCTACGAGGGCACTGCAACGGCATGGCACAATCCGTATCGTGCGGTTTATACCGTCAAGGACAACTTGCTTGTCGGCATCGAGAGCATGAACGAGTTTGCGAAGTTCGATGTTTGGTTTAATAAGGATGAGCAGCTCAATAAGATTTTGAGCCGTGACCGCCTCGGCACGAACATCGCACAGGACAATCTGATACAAGTAGCTTATTAGACAGGAGGTGAAATATGGCAGCAACATCTTGTGACTATCTGATAGCATCGGATATCGCCCAAAACTGCACCTTTCCCATTGTCAAGGGAGCGGAACGCAGGGGCGTTATCGTGAACCGTGCCGACATCGGCTCAATGTCTTTCAAAGACGGCACTGACGGCACAATCTTGAACACCCTCATACTTTCAACGGGCAAAAAGGGCTACGAAATAATGCAGCCTGCCACCGACCCGTACACTGGGACAAAGACCGACCTCAAAGTCGGTACATACGTCAACACATGGACACATACAATCGTGTTTGTGGTTTTGGACAATGACCTCGGCGTTGTGCAAAACATAATCGACAAACTCGCCAACGGTGACTTTTTGATTATACTCGAGGCCAAGGCCAAGGGCGCATCCAATCTCGCTGCGTTTGAGGTATATGGAGCATATCAAGGATGCAAGGCAAAGACAATCACATCGGAAAAGTATGATGATAAGGCTAATTCGGGGTGGATTGTGACAATGGAAGAGGCCGACTGTCCAGTGGCACGTGTCAACTACGCTACTGACGGCGACACCTATGCGCAGAACAAGACCGCAATCGAGGCATTACTGACCGCTCAAGCATGATGACATGACAGTACAGCAGGCCCTTGATAGGATTAATTACTTTAAAGGCTGTCTCGGGAACGCAGGCAGCCTTTTAAGTTATAGAGATGAGATAGCCGAACTGTATAAGCAGATTCTCGGCTATAAGATAGATGACTGCAACTGCACAAACAAGTATGCGGATGCGGTTATACAATGTTTTGTACGATTAACGAAAGTAGGAAAAATGAAAGAGAAAGCGACACTTAAAAACGGAGCGTGGTTTGAACACAACCATGTTGCAATATTCAACGATAACTTGACGGATGACATCGCACAGGCGTTTCTTAATGAAAATCCCAATGGCGAGAGGCTGTTCGCAGTGCTTCCCGACCCGATAGTGGCAGATGAGGGTGAGGCGAAGAATGACGCTGCACCGACAGAGGAGAGCGATGTGACGCAATCGGTTAAGAAGACGAAAAAATGAATATACGCACAATCAAGAGAGCCGAGCAACGGATAGATGTGCAATACCTTTCCACACTCGGCATCAAGTCATACGGCTATGACAATCTATATCCGCAACGTGTTAGCGACATCATTGCGGCATCGCCGACGGGTACGACTTGCCTAAACCGCTATGCACGGTTTATCGAGGGTGCTGGATTCAGCGACCTCAACATAGCGGCATATATAGTCAACCGCAACCAAGACACGGCTGACGACATCGTTAGGCGTGTGGCACAGGACATCGCCAAGTATGGAGGATTCGCCCTCCACGTCAACTATGACATATTCGGCGATATTGTCGAGTTGCAGCACGTGCCGTTCGAGACGTGCCGACTTGCCGAGGATGACGATAGCGGATATATATCCACAATTGTCACGCATCCCGACTGGACAGGGCGCAAGACACGCAACGGGCATCGGCTCAACGTGAGTGCCGACAGCATACAGCGATTCCCCGCATACAATCCGATACCTGAGGCGCTTGCCGCACAGATAGCGGATGCTGGAGGTATCGGCAACTATAGTGGACAAATCCTTTGGGTGAGTTGCGACGGCAAAAACACATATCCCGTACCGAAGTACGATTGCGCCCTTGCGGAGCTGTCAACCGATGAGGGGCTGGGCTGTGTGAAACAGCGCAATGTCCGCAATAACTTCCTCCCTGCCGGCATGGTCATCCACAAGCGCAGCCAAGGCTCGCCCGATGGCGAGGATGACGGCAAGTCGCAGGGATTCACCGAAAGCCTAACCAACTTTCAAGGCGATGAGCGTGCCTGCAACTTCATGGACATCACCCTTGACTATGATGAGGATGCGCCCGAGTTTCGAGAATTTCCCGTCAGAAACTTTGACAAAGACTTCACGGCCACCGACACAAGCGTCATAAGCCGTATATATGCCACATTTGAGCAAGAGGTATTCGACTGCATCCGTATCGGCAAGCTGGGTTTCTCGGGCGACGTGATACGGGATGCCTATAACTACTACTCATCTATATGCGACAGTGAGCGCAGAATGATAGAGCGTGCATTTCAAGAGATTTTCCGCCATTGGCATGACACAATCAGTACCGATGCGGACTTTTCGATACAACCATTAAAACTGATAGGCGATGGAAACACTGATAAGCAAGGCTGACATCTCACGGCTGGCAAGGCCGTGCTACACCGATGACCAGACCGCCACGGCCTGCATCAAGGAGGCCGAGTTACAAGACATACGGCCACACCTCGGGGATGCGCTTTATTCGGCAATGAAGAAGAATGCCGACACCGCACGCATGGAAATTCTGCTTGCGGGCGGTGAATACGATGATGCCGATGGCAGACACCGCATCTTCGGCGGTGTCAAGTCAGCACTCGCATACTATTCGCTTGCACGCATCGTCAAAACCGCCAACTCTGTGCCTACACGTTTCGGCATGGTTGACAAGAATGACAGCTACTCATCACACAGCGACATCAAGGAGCGCATTGCGGTATCGGGAAACTACTACGAGAGTGCCAATGCCACGATGCGTGACACGCTTCGGTATCTTAACGACAATGCGGACACCTACACCGAGTTTGACACAAAAACCAAATTGACTAATCATGGAGTTACAATTAAATCAATAGGAAAATGAGTACAATCCATTATAACTACAAGTCCGATTTTCCGCTGAAAATCGTGTTGCCCACTGGGCAAGAAAGCGAGGATTTCGCCATGGAGTTCTACACCGATGACCATGCGAGATTCCGTGTGTCGAGGATAGGCGATGTATATCGTCATTGTGCCGAAACGGACACCAAAGGCACGGTGATGGCGACATTCGTCAACCACGGATTGGGTGCAGGCACATTGAAGCACGAACTTCTCACTTGGGCGGACAACACATACAACAGCGATGGTGATTTCCGCACCAACACGCCAACCGTTGACGATGTGGAGCTTGTCACTGGTGCTGGCGATGACCAGAGCGAGGCGGAGATACAGGCGGCTATCGACTGCATAAAGGCTGCGCTGGAGGCTCAATCGGCTGCTAACGAGGCAATGGCGGCTAAGGTTGAGGCTGACCTCGCTACGGCAAAGGCGTTGACGGCTGCAAGCGGTGCGGAAACTGCGGAAGCTGCGATTGATACAACACTTGACAATGTAGTCAAGAGCGTTGACAATAATACCACTTCGGTTGACAGCCTCAAAGCGGTGCAGGAGACAATCAAGACTGCACTTGATTTGTACTTGCCGAGCGTGGAGTGGTCGAGAAGTGTAGAGGTCGCCAACGGCAACAGCTACGGGGCGGTGAAGTTCGGGAGTACTGCAAGCCTTTTCACGAAGATTCCGAATTTGGTTTTTTCCGATAAAGACACAATGACGGATTTTAGCTATATGTTTAGTGGCTGTAAAAATCTGCAATCGGTGACGATAGACGAGCTTGTGGCGATGTTTCCGATGATTACTTCAATCAGCGGCAATTTGAGCGGAATGTTCCTAGGATGTACAGGATTGACATCTGTCTCTTTCAGCCACGATATCAGCGGATTTTGCAACAACATGTTCCAAGGCTGCACAGGATTGACATCTGTCGCTTTCAGCCACGATATCAGCGGATTTTGCGGCTACATGTTCGTAGGCTGCACAGGATTGACTTCTGTGACAGTTACCGCTACAATGAAGCAGTTTCCGAGCCTGCAATGGACTACTAAGTTGGACAAAGCAAGTGTGGAGAGCATCATTAATCATCTTGCGGACTTGACGGGGAAGCCAATGCAGACACTGATTTTAAGCAAGACGGCAATTAC